AAGCCAAGTTCGCTTCTGCCGTCTCTTTGGCAAACTGCTGCGTGGATAAGATGGCCTGAGAGTAATCAACACCTAACCTCGATATAATCTGTGTTACAAGATTGTCATCCAATATTTCACCACCTTTCAGTCAGAAATTAAAAAACACCCCGAAGGGTGGCACCTTTCCAATATTTGCCTCACTTTGTGTTTATAGTTATACTGAAACTGTGAATACTAACAAAAAGGAGGCATCTATCTATGAAGCACTTTCTCAGTGGTTTCGCCACTTGTGCGGTTATTTGCTCGTTAATATTTATTAGTTCATCGGCTATCGCTGGTTCACCGATTAAACTTTTCATTGACGGTGAAATTATTCAATGCGATGTGCCACCACAGATCATCAATGGTCGTGTGATGGTTCCTGCCCGTTTCGTTGCCGAACCATTAGGTGCTAGAGTCGAGTGGGACGAGCGTAGCCAAACCGTTCTTGTTTTGTCCAAGGCGTACGATAATTCATTCGGCAAACCACAAGCATCTGCCACAACCATCGACCAAGAAAAACATGAAGTGTACGCTAAAATTTCGCACGCAGACGCGACGATAGGCAAGGCAATAGACAAATACTCCAGCAAAGATTATCAGCCCGCTATCGACGAATTAATAGCCTTAGAGCATGAATGGGCTTCATGGGGTACTCTCGATGAATACACCCACATTAAAGAATTATATCTACAAGCCATACGCTCACTTGGATATGCCTGCATAAACAAGCGCACTGCCGATAACGGTGTCAACGCATATCAACACAACATGGAGGTAAAGTCATACTTAAATATATACGAAAGCACATTACCCGCAATCCAAGCAGAAATAACTAGCCTTCAGAAAAAAGGATACCTATAAGGCACTAAGCGGCTCTCTTGTTTAACCACTAAAGAGAGCCGCAAATGCCATCCTTTCCTCTACTGTGTCGCCATACACATCATCACTCTTGGAATTTCCTTCACCTTCCTCGCTATCTGAAAATCCCAAGTTAGGTGTTCGCTTCACATCAACGTGTAAGCCTAGTCGTGTCATAATCGCTTCAAGGGCAAGCATTGTCATATCGCCAATCTCCGAATAACTTATATTTGTATGACACACGATTTCGGTAAATATTTCACCCCAATCCGTCGGTGGCAGGGCAAGTTCTCCCCCGCAGGCAGGGCAGGCATCTTCCACAGTCAAATTGTCGGGAATCTCGCACCCATTCTCGCGGCAGATAACCTTGCCCCGTGTTTCTTCCGGCGGGGGAGGGGTCAACCCGATATGTCAATCAATAGTCTTACGGCTTTACGCAAATCAGTAACATCCCAATCTGCTTCTTCGGCCTTTGCTAGTGTCATAGGTTCGTCATTCTCATCGAACAAATACCGCCCCATCCACTTCTCTAACTTGGCAATCTCCTTTTTCTCAATCAGGGTAAAAAACTGCGGGCCAATGTTAAGGTTATCCTCAAGGAACTCCTTATGGTCACGCAGCTTCAACGGCTTAATCTTGTACCGCTTCCCCTGAATGATATGGTAATCGCCAGTCCCTAGCATAGTAGTCAAATCAACAGGGGGATGTGCCTCCTTTTTAGCCATTTGTCAAGCCCTCCTTACCGTGCCACCCGATAATCAACAGGTTTACGACCAGCACGAGGTTTCTGCATAGCCATTGTAAAACTCCATCCACCAGGGGTCTTGCTCCGAGTAGGCGGCTTTAAGTCACCAGTCGGTGCTACGCTGTCGAAGATCATGGAGTCATGTTTGATGGTTCCTTCGTCCTCAGCCAATACCGCTTCACCTGCCAAAACCATCTGGAATACCGAACGGGTAGACTGTGCGGGAAGTTCCATCTTGTCACCAGTTCCAGACACATCAAAGGCCAACACCACTTCTTGTCCTGCATCAGCAGAGCTAAAGGTGAATACCGAACCAGACACGCTGAACTGTCCAGTAGTAGGAGTAGAGGATACGTTGACATAAGGACTATCAGTGGCATCATGCACTACGGGCACAGGGTCAGTAGCAGGAGTACCCTCATTCTTTACGTCAATTGTATATGGTGCAGAAGAGGGAATGCAACTTTCAATAATGTGACGGATAGCATAGGAACTGTTCTCCGTGAATGTCGCGCCAGATAATCCTGCATAAAGTTTAGGCTGGAATGAATTAAGATTGACCGTGATACTGCCATCCATACCTTGCGAAAACATCAAATCATAGTCAGAAAATCCATCCTCCAGTGTAGCTGTCTTTACATTAAGAGAAACATCAACCGATTGCACTACTCCAAAACCAAGGAATCTAGCACTGTCACTATGCCGAATCAATTCGATGTGCGCGGGTTTCTTGTAAACTAATTTTGCCATTGTGTTTTACTCACTTCCTTTCATTGCTATTTCAGGGCATAGAATGTAAATCTAGCCCCAACACAAACAAAACCAGTTAGGGTAGACAACTCTCCCAACTGGCCTTCAAACTCGTAAATACGATGATTGATCGTCTTGTTGTAAAGCAATTCCTGCGCCCGTGCTATGGCTCTATATGCCATGTAGTCTTGTGTTGCAGGAACGTGACAATCAATCTGTAATACTTCATTGGTCACGATGGATAGCCTTGCAGTTCGCGATGGCCTAAAATATAGGCAAAGCCGCTTTTCATTGGTTGCCAAATCCGTCCATTGTGACCGTTTCAATATGCGCTTGACTTTCTCTACATCGCTTAATGACGCGATGCCTAAAATATCGTTCATACTTGCATCTTCCATGAATAAACTTTGCACAGCAGCCAAGTCTTTTTCAGGCTTAAAACAACGGCCTCACCTGCCTTTCAGTCTTGCGTCACAACAAAAAACCTCCCCCAAGGGAAGGCTTGTAGTGCTTCTTGCCATATTTGCCGAACTCGTTTCAGTCGCATCCACTCGGCAGTTCTCTGCATGGCATGGGATGGAGGTTGTGGCAAAAAATGTTCTCCAACAACACCTTGTGCCGCTAAGTACTCTAAATCAAGCCATTGCATTGCACCTGTAGAAGTTTTCGTTTCGCCAAAGATGTTAGTGTATTGCCCTCTAGGTCGGCCTCTGATTGTAGTATCATGGCGCACGGGATTCCACAGGTTTGACTGCATATAGGATGACAGGGCGGGATTACTCTCATCCATGAGTGACCCCTTGCCCCATTCATCCATCGTTGCCCATGCTCCACCAACCACATTCACGGCTAAGAATGTACCTAATGCCTCAATCTCCCCCGTTGTCAAATCATCTTTGCCTTCGGGAGTCAGCATTTCGCTGGCGACATAGGTCTTGTATTCCTCAGCCATCGCTAAAAGAGTAGCTACAAGATGCTTCTGTAGGGCACTTATACATGTTGCGGTGTCAAATCTTACCCCATGAGCATCACCTACTCTCTCGTGTCTGTTCCGGCCTGCACCCGCACAACGCCCTCTAGCATCAACGGGTCAATGGCATTGACCATGAAGTTCTCGCCGTCTAAAACTAAACGATCTAATACCTGCACACCATAACTTGACGGCAGATAGAAAATATAGCGGGATGATTCCAAAAGTCCGGGGTCGTACTGCCGCAAGGCATACGTCACAACCTGCCCAAACGCATCTATGGTCGTGTCTTTTGGTGTCCACTTCCAAGTAATCACAAGATTGTTTTCCTTGTCCAATTCCTCTTCCCGTCTAAGCGGCGTCAAGGTAGAGTTCACCTTCACGGCAAAGAACGCTATTGCGCCGCTTGCGACATCAAGGTTGGCTGACTGAACCAGGTACTTGTCTGTGCCAACGGAGAAGATTTCACCGCCGGTCAAGGCACTATCAGCCAAAGCAAGCCCTTCCCACGAACTGTCACGTATTCCAGGGTCACGCACGGCCTTGGTAGAACGCTTGAGACTCATTTGGGTTGTGACGGTAGGAGTACGCTGGATGGTGGCGATCTGTCCATGTGCGTTTAAGAACTTACCTGCGTATGTCATCACTCATCACCGTCCCAAAACGCCTTGCGGCTTAGTTTTACGTTCTCCGTGACTGTAAATATCGCCAGAACTATACCCATCACGATCGCACACGCCACGAAAAACCCTGCGATTTGAAGCACGCTCATGTCATCACCGCCTGTGATTGTGAACTTGGAAATGCGGAACAGTCGGCAAAGTCATTGTCGATAACCTCGCTAAATAACTGTCCCGCTTGTTCCCCAAGTCAGCTTTCAACTTGTGCCAATTCACCACTAATTCCTGCGTAAAGTGCGGCCCTTGCTCTCGCTGTGGCACTCGAACTGCCATCGCATCACACAAGAGACTTGCACATTCGCATACCGCTGCCGCTTCCAAATACACTTTGTCAGTGCCCGTAAGGTCGGCATAGTCGGGCACTTGGTCAATAATATTGGCTTCGGCAACCGTGATGAACTCTGGTGATTCGATTACGGTATCGGGCAAGTAGGCAGAGTCCGTCCCTAACACAGAACGGACTCTTTCTTGCCATTCTTCTCCGGTTAAAATTAAATTGGCCACGGGGTTAGCCCCCTTTCCGATTACTCAAGGGTCATAATTGCAGAGGACTTCTTGAGTATTTTTCTAAAACCACTATTCTCGGAAACAGTCATGATCTCGGTTTGGTTCTTGATGAACTTGTCAACCTCGTTGATGGTGGAACCGACCTCAACGATTTCCTCAATAGCGGACTCACGGTTCAGTCCATAAAGAGCTACCTTGCCGTCGATTTTCTCGGCATACGGGCTGTAGAGCAGGGTAACATTGGACACAAAGCCTTGAGGTAAGGATACGGAAACATTCAAGCCCTTGGCTAACAGTTCGTCCATCAGGCCAGCAGTCGCAGGGGCGG